CCGAATTTCGAGCCAAGTGTTCATAAAGTCATCGTCAAGCTGTCTTGTAAGCGTTGATACTCCCATTTGTTGCTCCTAAGCTAGTGAGGTCTCCTAGCCAGAGCCTTATCAATACCATCGCTGAGGAACTCCCTAAAAACAGCTGTGCCACTTCGAGCTGTATCGATAGGCGCTAGGCCGTCGGCCTCGGATCGTCTTTTTCGATTCGGAATAAGAGGACGCATACCAGAAGGACCAGGAGTCTCATCAGGAAGCTCAGTCTCCATCATCAGAGCATTTGGCATACGCTCCAGCTTCTCTGCCTTTGCGAGCTTATAAGCCTGCTCAAGAGAGATACCAGGAATGCTCTTAACGTGCTTGTCAACATCCTCAGCAAACAGATCGAAGTCTGGGTATTTGGACTTCAAGCTAGTTATACTGCTCATCGCAAGCATCCGAGCCAACACGCTCTGGGTGCCCTCAACCTTTTGAGCCAGATCGAGACTACTCTTGACAGTCTTCTCCTCGAACTGCTCAAGCCGAGCATCGAGAAACTTTGCCAAGGAGTCTCCAATAACTCCAACGAGTTCGGCATTGGAAAGCTCGTCAATGTTAGAGCCTTTCTTCTTGCCCTTCTTCGCTGGTTCGCTTGAGGGCTGCTCTTCCTCAAGCCCAAGCAGCAAGCCTTCCAAATCAAGATTCTTCTCGCGTACTGCGAGCTTTGCAGCCTCCTCAGCCTTCTTCTTGGCTTCTTCAGCTTGCGCGTCTTGAGCTGCGAGCTTGTCCGTCAGAGTCTTTATCTGCTCGGCCTGTCCCTTTACCAGATCCATGAGCTGCTGCATCTGAGGACTGGTCTCTTCCTTTGATTGATCCTGATTCTGTGATTTGTCTTCTGTCTTCATCTTCTTGTTCCTTACGTTTGGTTGCGTTTTCAAGCATTAAATTCAGATGATGCTCCTTGATCTGCACTCGGTAGGCTTGATTCACAGTTGAAAGAGCTCTCTTAAGCTCTCTTCTTGTAAGGTGTTCTCCTTCAAATTCAACTGTAACCTTTCCTTTGGCAGACACAACACAGGTTATCTTCTTTGATCCTCCCATGCTCTGCCTTTCGTCTAGTGTAACATGTGGATGAGAGTCCCTGTTTTCTTCTCATAGTCTCTCATCTCGCCTTTGCTGAAGAAGCGTCTTCCTTTGGGTTCAACATGCTCAAGGAAGATTCCCTCAGCTGGAAAGACATCAATACCAAGATAGGAACCAGAAGGCCCATCTCGTCTTCGGCATGAAGGACAGATACCATTTGGATTAGCCTTTATGAAGGTAAGCTTATGGACCTTTTTCTTACAGACACTACAGATGAGCTTTTTCATCATGCGTTACCTGGAATAGTAGGGAGGCCGCCGGCAGGAGAGCGACCTCCCTGATTCGACCCTGGAGCGGGGAGGAGCCGCTCGAAGGAGGGATCGTTGGCAGCGTTCATAAGATGACGATACAGTTCAGGAAGATTGGCTCCAGGGAGCTGAGCGAACTGGATAAGAACCTGAAGAGCCTCAATCATTCGTTCAGCCTTCGAGAGGTTGCGCTTTGTAGAGAGCGAAAGCCCGTATGAGTACTCACCTTTAAGCTGTGCTCCTGTAATGTTGAGCCATCCATTCTCGAGCATGACCTCTCGAGGAGTAACCCAGAAGTCGAAGACAAGATGATTGCTTCGCTCGATAGCATCTGTGTAAACCCCAGAGATCATCTGCTCGCGCTTATTGGAGCGTCGCTCTGAACCCTGCTGAACAAAGGTAGCTTCTCGTGCAGTCCGACGAGATGAAGCATCATATTCACCGACCTGATTGCGAGAAAAGCCTACCATATCGCGAGCATCTCTTCGATTGTTCTCAGAGAGGAGCGCGTACTCGCCGAGCTGACTGGTCGGCATTATTGCGATAACATCGCGCAAGCTCAAGCTCGATCCAATGTTGACCTCTTCGTATGCTCCGACATCACCGCTCATGATACGCGTAAGCTGCTCTTGAGTCATTACATCCTTACGAACAAGAAACTTAAGCACGTTGATTCTGCGCTCTTTCTCCTGTTGAAAGCTGATGTCGAACTGCGTACTCTGGATTTGCTTAAGGTAATATGCCAAAGGAGGAGACCAAAAGGATCGCGGATTGCGAACTAGCTCTCCAGTTACAAAGGGGAGCCTGTTCATCGAGATCATTATTGGATTAGGATCATCGCGGAGCTTCTTGTCGTAGTTTGGAGACACAACGATGACCTTGTTAGTCTCCATATCCGAGATTTCCCAGAATTCGCGAAAGGCAGCCTGACGATTCTGAGCAAGTGCAAGAGAATGTGTGTTGCTGTACTTCATTCTCTGAGCACCTACATGCTCGAAGCTTTTCATGTACTCTTCCATGTTCATGTCAGCATCGAGGTTTCTCGTGTTACGATATTTAGGATCTTTCTTAATATGATCCACGCGTCTCACGAATCGATGAGCGCACCAATGAGCACTGTCGATGTCGCGCGTCCCCCAAGGTACTACGAAGTTTTTAGGATCGACAGCTCTGATCCAAGGCCAGCCTGGTTTCTGCGATCCATATTCCAGACGCTGGCCCTTAGAGCTGAACATCGTGAGCGTCGCTCCTACGTACTGGCCGCGAGATCCGATATCGTAGTAGGGATTATAACCATACAGGCTATCGTAGCCGATCTTCAAGATAAGCTTGCCGCACAGGTAAGCATATAGCAACCCATCATCGACGTGCTTCTTGAGCTGAAGCTTTTGTACAAGCTGATTATCTACACGCTCGAGAATCGGCGCCTTCTGCACAGCTGAGCTAGACTCTGGAGACACAAGAATCTCTGGATCGGGAACAGTAAGCATACTCATCAGAGCATCACCATAGGAGTAGTAAAGATTTGGTCCTACAGCAGTAGCTCCCTGAGGATGATGCAAGTAACCTCTCCACAAGCCATCCCAGGAGTCCTCATAGCCATACTCCTTGCGGAAGTGAAGCGCGTTATCTATCTCTACCATCCACTCATCAGCAGTCTTGTTCATTTGTGCCTCTTCTTAGTCTTAACAGGACCGGCTACAGTATGACCACCTCGAGGTCCAGCCTTCGAGTAGACATCAACGTGGATGTATTTATCCTTTGCGACTTTGACTGTTCGCGTTCGCAAGAGCTTGCCTCTGTTTCGTTTACGTGGCATCAGCTTGCCCTCCTTATTCGGTCAGCAAGAATACCAATATCATAAGGATAACAATCAAGCTTCTTAACTCTCCCAAGGAGCTCATTCAAGATACGCTCTGCACTCAGAGGATTGTTGTCATCAGGACGGGCTGCAGGTTTACGCGCTTGCGATATTGTATCGTTCCAGTTAGCAACTTGCATGCAGAGAGCATCAATGACATCATCATGTCCCCGAGCAGCCGGGAAGACAAGGAGCTCTCTTTCCAGAATGTCCATATGAGGGCGCAGAAAAACCATGACATTGCTGAAGAACGGCTGCATCGCGCGAATGCGCTCAGCCTTTGATGCTCTGGTCGCTTTGGAAAGAGAAATCGGGAAGAACTTTTTAAGTTTTTTCTGCCTCTGCTCTACCCAATACTTAAGTGTTCTCTGGTAAGCCACACCCTCAACAAGGACATCGACAGGATGATACATATCATAGTGAAGGAACATTTTATCGATGACCTGTCCAGGGTTCATTCGTTCTCGATCATAGCCAAGAACGTAGATCCTGCCTGCTTCAGGATCTATCCCAGTCGTCAGGACAACGCTGTAGTCTGGGTCTCCACTGGTTTCCTTGTCAGCAGCTGCCGGGTCCACAGACGTAAAGCACACAAGATTGTTTGGATTGATGCTATCATAATAGCGAATCCATTCCCTGCGAAAGACTTGATTGGCAGCACTCGTTGGCATGTTCATCATTAAAGTTGCGAACATGTAAGGTCCAAGAGCTGTTTCTACTTCGTGCAGAACGTCTTCGTTAAAGCGCTCTGGCCATGCAGGAACCCCACCTTCTTCAGGAGTAGCTGGAATACCGTTCTTCTCTCTGACAGCTCTTGTGATTACATGATAATTGGGAAACTTATCCATCACATGGCCGATAAGATCCTCTTCAGCCCATCGCGTTCCGATTATGATGATTTTGCTTCGCAAAGGATGAATAAGCAAAGGTGTTGCAAGATTGTGCCAGCCGATAGCTTTCTGGATCTCCATCGCAGTAGGCTGTTGAAGCTCGACACTCAAATCGTCCTTCTCTGGAGCGACAGTATCATCCTCGATGATGTAATCATAATGGCGCGATGTCGTAGCCGTACCTGTTCCAGCAGCTTCCCAGGTTGCCTCTGGGTGTGTGGCTTTTCGCTTTACCGTCTTGGCATCACTTGACCACTGACAGGATGAATCAGGAAGGATCTCTGGAAAGAGCCATCTGAAGAGAGCGTTCTTCTCGAAGATCTGCCCAATAGAGGATAGCTTCTTTGTCGCATTGGAGTACGTATTCTGACAGATAAGACCTCGAGAGTCTGGATCATTGATGGCACGAAAGATCGGGTAGCCGATAGATCCTATCGAGCTCT